CCACAGTTCCAGTTTGTCAATAGTATATCATGTTTTTCTTTTGTTTTGATTTTGCGGCGCTTATTGATTTTTAGGCGCTCGCTGCTTTTGCTGATTGTCGGGCAATGAGTGATTTTATCCACCATGATCCTATTTTACCAGCATTATCGTCCCAGTCAAGCATTTTCTGGTGATTTTCACCCGTTTCGGTGATTTTCACCCACACCTCGGGCCACGTTGTTGATTTAATTAATTAATTTACGTTTAACTGCCGTGTTTTTGGCTGTTTTTGGCCATTTTACGGGTGATTTTCACCACGGCGCGCTGATTTTGAGGAATAGATTATCTGGGATTTTACGCCCTAATTTATTGTTTTGCCTTGCTATTTATTATTATTATTATTATAATAATATATTGGCATGGGCATTGCTTTATATAGTGGTAAAAAATCCCGCGGGCGGCCGGGGAGAGCGCCGGGGAAGTGGGAAAAATTATGAAGACGACAAAAAATTTTTGCGAGAACTGCGGGGGAAATATATCCCACACCGCAGAAAAAATCGGCGGGCATTTGGATTTCTGCTCCCAGAGATGCTGGGAGCAGGCACTGACAAGGAAAATCCGGAGGCGGATTGAAGACCGTCTCCGGAAAAACACCGAAGAAACCCTTGCCGTAGCAAGACTCCTCGGAGTCAGCGAAGAGTTTTAGCCCACGGCACAGCCCTAGACAGAGGGCACAGCAAAGGGTGTACCGGCCTGAGAAATCAGGAACGGGCACCCTTTTTTATTGCAAAATCAGGGATGATTGACCATCCGGTAAATAAAAAACGAAGGAGGAAATGAGAAATGGCTATCACGGGTAATGGAACATATGTAAAACAAGAATTAGAACAATGGGCGTCTGGACACAATACATCCTATGAGATTGCATTGGCAATCTCGGATATGTGCCGGACGGAGAAAAAAATGCAGCGGGTTTGGGAAAACCCCACGAAGGCAGAGGAGAAAAAATTAATGAAAATGGCGTGGAACTATGCTGGAGATGATGATGTTTTGTATTGGGGATGGGATGAGTTTAAAAGAGAGGAGGAATAAAAAATGAAGACAAATTTTGAAATCATCAAAGGAAAGGATTATCAGGGCGACAAGTGTTACCGGATCAATTTTGTAGAGTATGATACACTCTATACGATGCCGGAGCCCCATTACACCAAAACGGCGGCAAAAGAAAAGCTGAGGGAACTGAAAAGAGAAAACCCGATCACAAACGCAGCCGCTACCCTCGGCAGAATCAAGTCCGAAAAGAAGGCCGCCTCCTCCCGCGAATACGGAAAGGGCGGCAGACCAAAACTGGAAACGGTTGTCGTCCGAAACAACATTGAAAGGTGGAGCTGGGAAACCAACAGCCTCACCGCAAAATTATCGCCCAGGGGATTGATTTTAGAAAACTGGAATTGCAATCAGGGAGCCATTTCTGGGCGCAAAATATTAATTATCGGAGAAAAGGAGTTGCCGGACGATCACAATATTCAGCACTATTGTGATATTTTGAAATATGGTGCCGCCGATAATATTGTAGTCCTTCGCACCGGCGCAATAGCTAGATAATTTTTTAAGCCGGGGCCCCCAACCCCGGCTCACTATGAAGGGAGAAAAACCATGAACGTAAGAGAATTTATTGAAAAATACGGGGAGAATATCCCCGAAGGGGCCACTATATGTGACCCCGAGCATAAGCCAGAGATATTTTTTGTCGCTCCGCCGCAGTCCTTTATCGAGGACGCACTGGCAGAGACCGGTGCGAACACTATGTATCGGGATCGAACTCTCGCCAAAACGATGATTAATTGGGGAGAGACAGTGTATTTCCCAAAAAAGACATCTCTGGAACTGAACGAGGATCGGGCATATCTACCTCTTTGGGAGATATACGAGACACACAACCTAGGGCCTGACGGGATGCCTCTTAAAGTCCGGTTTTACCGGACAGAGGAAGTGTTCCCGGAGAATTATGACGGGGACGCAGACACTATTAGTTTTAAAAAAATATATTTGGAGGAGGAATAAACCTTGAAAAAATGCTTATGCTTGCGTCCACATTGCGGCCATACTTGGCAGCCGCGCATTGAAAACGAGCCTCGCGAATGCCCTCGGTGTAAATCGCCCAGATGGAATGAGGCGCCGCGGAAAGCTGGGAGGCCGAAGGGGAAGTAGGATCATGGGGAGGCCGAAGCCTCCCCTGCTTCTAGGGGCAGCCTCGCGTGAAATTCTGGCACTATGTGTTCACATTCGACAAGCCCCCGGCGTCGCGCTTGTTCAGCCGCGCCCGCAGCTTATCATATCGCCTGTGCATTTCGATCATGGCCGCCTCAACCTGGCGACAGTGATCCCCTCACTTGTTTAGCGCTTCGGACAGAAGCAGAATCGCGGCGTTCTCGGGGGCGAGACTTTTTTTATCCATGGCTAATCCTCCATTGGTTTTCGTAGGCTTGGTTTTTACCCTTGAGCATTTCGTCAATTTGTTCTGCTGTAGTCATTTTCCCCTCCATGGATTTTCTATGTTTCCTTTTTTCCTTTTTTCCTTTTTTCCGGATATTGTCGTTTTTCTTCTTCCTGGTCGAGGAACCAAAAGGAACCCCCTATATATAGGGGGGGGTTCCTTTGGTTCCTCTCGGGAACCAAAGGAACCTTTAGTAAAAGTTCCTTTGGTTCCTTTGGTTCCTCCGGTTCCTCTAGGGAACCGAAGGAACCTTTTCCCGTGTTTTGGTTCCCTGGGTGCTTTTAGTTCTTCCATACATAACCGCTTAAAATAGTTATTATTTTCTTCTTTTCTAACTGTTCTTGGGATTTTTGAAATGTCTTATTTTGAGCCCTGGATTCTCCAGAGCTAATCCCAAGCCTCAAACATTCATTTTTCCAGTCCTCAAGGCATGTAATCTTGGTATTTGGTAAAATTGCACCTTTCATAATATCTAAAATCTCTGGTGGAGGGTAAATTCCGCGCTCACGAATTGTAATATCCAGGGCCAAAATTGCCTTTTCTTGAGTCTTGGAATGTTTAACCGGCTTCTCATTTTTACCATTTTCACGGAAATCCTCCGTCCCTTCAGGATCAAATTCAGGCACGAGAGATGTTACTGATGAACCATCCACGGTTAGAAATCCAGTATCAACCACATTAAAACGAAAAACCATTGGAGTGAATGGCTCATCATCTTTTTGTCGTTCACAGAGCAAAACGAACTTCTTATCCTCTTTAAGACGTACCACCTTAAACATAGAATCAGTCGCACCGGTTAACGCAATCGCTCCACGCGGTCCCCTGGCTTCGTCTTTCCCTGTATGATGGATAATAATTACTTGCGCACCGGTTTCTTCGATCAATATCCCTGCAGCAATAACCACTTTACCCATATCACTGGTGCTGTTTTCATCTCCGGTCATTGACCTAGCCAGGGTGTCCAGAACAATTATTCCCGGTTTTTGTGGTAATTCTGTAATCATATTAATTAATTCGCGCCGTTGGCTGTCCTCATCAATTAGGCATGGCATGGGTAATAAGGCAAACGTGGGTAGATCAACTTTCCGACACTGCTTCCATGCCTCAATACGCCTAAGTATACCAGCCTGCCCTTCTGCGGCTAGGTATAAAACCGGTCTTTGCTTAACTTTCCGGCCATGCCAATGAGTACCGGAATCAATAGAGCAACAAAGGTCAAGCGCGGTGAACGATTTACCTCCGGAAGGCGGCCCAAAAATTACAGATAAAGCAGAGCTTTCAGGGAGTATTTTATCAACCGTCCACCCCATTTTCAACGTCTGAAGAAATCCGACATGAAGCGCCGGGCCAATTAAAACGCGTTTGGTATATTTATTGGTTGATTGATTAAGTTGCCGGCGGACTTCATCGAGCCCTTTTTCGGCGGCTAAGTCGTTAAAATCAGTTCCACTTAATCCTTTTGGTGAAATGACCTGCCTCTTTGTTGCCAGCGCCGCCGACAAGCCTGGATTTCCTTTTGTGTTTCGGTCGTCGTCTGCAGCCACAATCACATTATCCGGTAATAATGGGGAAACTGTTTTAAGGTTTCCAGCCGAAAACGCAATATAAACAGTTGCGTCTGTGGCTTCGTGGATAGTCGCTCCCGTCGCAAATCCTTCACAAAGATAAGCGAATTTTCCAGTGCCGGGGATCGTATAAAAATATCCAGCAACCGCACCACCAGGCCAATTTAGCTTTACACCAGAGGCAGTGATTCTCTGAAGAGAGTGTAGCAAGCCATCTTTATCGCGCATAGGGACAATAAGATCGCCTTTATATAGCTTAATTCCGTGAGCCCCAACTCCCTTCTTTTTTAGATATGGATGATCAACAACTTCCTTCGCTTCCGCCCAGACCTTTGCGACTTCTTCTCGTGCCTGCGCGTGAACTCGCTGGCGTTCATCATTAATTTTCTTATGAATTTGGTGCATTCGCTCATTGTGTTGGCTGCGCTGTTCATCGGACATGTTCGCACCAAGATAACACCAGTTGATATTGTCCTCGTCTTTATTCCAGCAACCAAACGAACCACCAGCATTATGTCCATCTGGAAAATAAATATACCAATCTACTCTATTCCTGCCATAACGGTGAATTGTCCCATCTTGTACAACAAACTCAGGTGGATTAAAACCCTTTTCCTTAATAAAATTAACAAATGTAATTTCTGGAGGCAAACGGTTTTCCTGTTCTCCGTGCTGCGGAGCGGCATCGTTAAAGTCTAAAATGTTGAATACTTTAGTCATCGCCAACACCTTTCGCTATATGGACACCACTTACAAATAAAATAATCCTGGCTAGGATATTCCCTCGGCAACAGCTCCCCAGCTAAACAACACTGAATGATTCGTACCGCTCGGTCGCTAATTTCTTGAGCATAGGAAGCATCAAAAGGGATATCCTCATGATAAAGGGAACTATCATCTTTATTAATTATCGTAAATAAGGCCGGATTTTGATCAAGTCCCAAATACGCTAAGTATAGCTGTATTTGGGCATAATAAGTTACATTGGCCGTCTTCACTTTGCTCTTCACGAACTCTTTCCACTTCTTTGCGGAGGCCGTTTTGCACTCCCAGAGTCGCGGGAACGGGCCAAACTCTTCCGGTCCTCCGACAATCACTCCATCGCAATGCCCTTTTATTTTTCCTCCGCCGGTAACAAATCCAAATTGCCGGCCGTCCTTGTCAACCGTTCGAAGATTAAAACCAGCAGAGCGCAACCAACCAGCGGCCATGTCTTCCAGAACATGCCCAACTTGAAATATACGTAATGTCTGTCCGGTGAAGTCTTTTCCTTTGTCTTTCGGTGTATTGAAAAATTCATATTGTAGCGCGCGAGCGCATTCATGCCCTAACCGTGATGCCCCTAAATAGTCACGTGGCGCTTCCGGGTGAGCGGTTAGAGCGTTATCAATTAATTTACTAAGTCGGTCGCCCCGTGTTTTTGAATGGTTAAAATTCATATCCAATAGGTTTTCCTCCCCCTTTTGCTTATGCACCCCTTTAAGATGGCATGATTCGCATAAACACTCTAAATCACTATCTTTCTCCCTATAAAACCTATACCTTCGATGATGAACATGGAGTTTTTCTGTTGCTCCACACATGGCGCAGCGCGGATGCTTAGCCCGAAAATCCTGCGAGCGTTTTCGCCAATGGTCGGAGGCGTAATATTTAGAAAGGTTCATGAGGGTTTTCGGTGTATTTCCGCCAAACCTCATCAGACGCCTTCAATTCCCGTAGAGTGTCAAATTGACTCTGCCCACACTTCTTCCAGAAGTGAAACCGTGGATCGGAATCAAAGGGGACAACAAGCTCCCCCGTAGGTGTTATGTACGGTTCGGTAAACTCCGCGCCTATATCCGGCAATATCGAATTGGCGCAGGCGATACAAAGCTTTTCAACTTCCTCTTTACTATATTGGTCAACCGGTTTTCCGACCAACCCAGCCGCAATTAATTCTTTGCTTAAAAAAGCATAATCAATACGCATATTTAAAAACCTCCGGTTCAATGTATTTCTTATTCCATATGAAATTTAGCAGACATGACGCCTCATATTTTCTTAGATTAAAATCATTTCGCGCGTCATACCCAACTTGCTGCAATAATTCTAATTGTCTAAACGATGGTTGATCTTTCAACCACCGCTTGCTCTTAGTCGCCGCTTCTGTATCTTCGTGCATCCGCAGGTAATCATCCGCCGCCGCCAGTGATTGTATTTTTGCTCCGACCGATAGTCTGCGGATTTTTTCTTCTTTCTTTTTTCCTAGAGCAATCCAATCATTTCCATTTGCACTTGCCGTCACAACCCAACAATTAAACCCGCTGGCAACTAACACTTTGCCGCCGCCGAAAATATCCACCCACTTGAATGGTGAACGCTTGAATAGATCAACTTCCATCATTACAACATCAGCCGTTTCTTTCTCTTCTTTTCCTCCTTGCAATACCGGATATTCATAACCGCAAACAGGACATTCATGAGTTTGTACCGGAATCATGGTTTGGCAGCCAGGGCATTCTTTCTTATCGCCTTCCATTAATTCTTGATCGTTAAATCGAACGCCTTGATCAAGATCGCCGTGAATCCGAAGTGATTCTCCAAAATCCAGAACGATGCAATCACGTTTGATGATGCCGGAATGTACTTCTGGGTCAATCGTTCGGAGTCCGCGCCCGATCATCTGAATCATTGTTGATTTAAAAGAACAGGGACGCAAAAGAATAATACAAGATGCCGGCGGACAATTATAACCTTCCGTCAAGACAGCAACATTGCAAATAACCTGCAAATCGCCAAACTCAAATCTTTTAAGAATTTCTGATCTATTTTTAGTTTCACCAAAGACACATTCTGTCTTTATCCCATTAGACTGGAATAAATAACAAATATCTTGTGCATGACGGATAGTTGACGCGAATACGATGGTTTTCCGGTCGCCCGCAATGTTTTTCCATTCCCTAAACACCGCTTCATTAACTGGTTTCGTGTCCATTAAGGTTTCTACTTCTGACAAGTCATAATCTCCACCAGAGGTCTTTTTGACGTTACGGATTTCATCGGCCAGACCAGGCAACGTGGCAATAAACGTCCGCGCCGGGACAAGAAAACCAAGATCAATTAGCTTTTGAAGAGTAATAAGATCGCAGACATTATCGAATGTTGGTTTTAGCCCCTTCTTGTCGCCTCTTGCCCCAGTTGCTGTAAAACCGGCAATTAAACAATCGGGGTTTTTATTCCGCGCCGCCTCAATTATACGTTGATAGGTATCCGCTCTAGTATGATGCGCTTCATCTACTACCAGCACATCCAGTGCAGGCATTTTATCCATATTACCATTGCGCCCTAATGTTTGCGCCATACCGAAAATAGTATCGCCGGAAAAGTCTTTTGTGCCTAATCCAGTGATTGATGATGTTCTCTCTGGGTTAATGAGATGAAATTTTTTCCGATTTTGTTCTACAAGTTCTTCCCTGTGAGCAAGAATCATTTGCCTGCCTTGTATTTCTTTTAACAAAGCAGACATCATAATTGTCTTGCCCGCCCCAGTTGGGGCGATAGCCAGAGTATTATTATACTCTGACAATGCCCCTAGTGCCTTTGTTACTAATTCTGATTGATACGAACGCAGTATCATACCCTACCTCGCCCACGCCGGAATCGCACTAGCGACGGGAGAGGAGTTCGTTGCCACATGCGGAACCGTGCTTGACGGCTTATCGTCGCCGGGGAGAATTGTTTCACCGGCCATTACTTTTGCATACATGGCATGCCCAGGGAGCAGGACACGCTGAATCTTGTTTTTATCATCGTATCCGTCCTTGCCTTTTTCGATTCCGACTTCCACGGCAAACTCTAATTCAACTAAATCGCCCCACGATTGAATGCGCCGCGCCTTTTGCGCCTTTTCCGATTCATCTTTCGGGTCAATTCCTCGCGCCGATTCCAGCATTGCGCGGATAAATGAGCGGGTAATATTTGCCGCTTTTTCGTGACCATCCGTTACGCCACCAACTCCTGCATTCTGAAAAATCTTGCGCTTTGCCATCGGCGCGGAAACAACAGTGAACTCCATATTCAGATATTCAAATTCTGACGCGGATTTTGTTATCCACATATCTGCCGTTCCTTTACCGGGTCTGATAGCTGCAATAACCTTTGCGTAAGTCTTTGCCGGAATTAAATCTCCACTGATTTGCGGTGTTGCATCATTGAAATCAAACATTTTAGAATCTCCTTTCGGGTTTTGGTCCATTAATTTTTGACATTAGTTCTCCAAGATGAGGTTTTTCAATCATCTCTAACCTTCCGCTTCTGTCTTTTGCCGGGTAGCCCCATTGGTTGACCTGCCCGGTAATAAATGCTCTGTATGGATTGCCTTCATCATCTTTTAACGTAACCATACTGATAATTTCATCAAAAATTCCCGGCAATTCATTTCCCGCCTTATTGCCTTCAATTTGTGGAACCCAAATCGTTCGTCTGAAATCATCTTCTTTTCGGTTAAGCCCACCGACAACCCATATATTCTTATTTGGGCAGTGCTGGATTTGAGTTAGCCATTGAACCAATTCTCGGCCAACTAATCCATAAGCTCCACGATTATCGGCTTTTCCAGTCTTATCACTGATGGCTTCCGGCTGTCCGGTAGCCCACTGCCAGCATAGGCGGGATGCAACGGAAATAGAATCCCAAAAAACGACATTATATTTATTGAGGAAAGAAGGATCGATGTCTTTTGCAGCATAGTCATAATGCGCCTGGCTGTATGGTTGTTCTGCCCTTTTCGACGGGTTCGGGCCGGCAACCAAACAGGCCATGTCCCGCGCTTCGTCCCACGTTTTAATTTTAATCTGATCCACCGGGCAATCCTGTACAGCTAAATCTCCGCCTTCAAGATCAAGAAATAGTGTTGTAGTTGGATCGAGTGTCCACAGTAAGGAAGTCTTCCCGATGCCATGTAAGCCAAAAATAGCACCCTTGATATTTCTGGTTTCCGCCATTCTTTCGTCTGCTGTGATGATTTTCATACTTTTCCTCCAATTTTGTTTTTTTAATAAAACGAGGCGTACCCATGGCGAGGTATTGCGAATGACGGTTCGCTCACTGGACAAGTCCAGCCATAGGATACGCCTCAAATTGTATGTTGTTGGATTCCGTCATAAAACCCTACCTCTTATCTCGTAGCCTATCACACCTTGCTCCTGATGTCAAGCGTCAGATGTTCGGCATTTCCGAACAACTAAATCCGGTGCCAGGTCAGCTTCGCGTCTGTCCGGCGTATGTAACCGCGACAGCTAACGCCGACCAAATGTCCTTAACACAACCTTTTGTTTTTTCTTTACCCAACAGATCAATTAGCGCTTGCCGGATGTTTGCGTCCTTTGCCTTCATCGATCCACACAAAAATAGCTTCTCATCCCGACGGTAAACAAGTGAATGATTGTTTGGCGACGCCTCGATGAATCGGCCAATCCAAAGGCAAGTTTCGAAGATAGAAGCTCCCACGCTCATTCCATAAGAAGC